ATTTATGCGCCTTTTGAACCTCAAAGGTTGCTGATTTACTTGCACCCTTATGAGGCTTGTAGCCATCTTTAGGATCTTTCATAAGCTTAAAAGTTTTTCCAGACTTCATCCAATGGTAGCCTTGTGGAGCAGGTACTTTCATTTTACTTTTTGCGTTACCGTTCTGCTACCGCACATTTTTTCCATCTCTTGTACAGAAGCATAGCCGCCATTACGGTACATAGAGCGTCCACCGCCCATCTTACCTTCACGTACCATACTGCCGTACATCATGCCTTTCTTTTTATCTTTACCGTACATCATTAGTCTTGCTCCATTGAAAAAGTTTTACTAATTGCTCTAGCACCTTCAAATTCTGTAGCACATTCAGGGTCAGAGTCTTTATTAAAAATTTTATCAAAGTTATCTTTGTAACGTGCATAGTTACTTCCTTTACGAATCCTACTACCTTTACCAGCAATAGTTTGTCGCATCATTAAAGGCTTTTCATCGCTACCAAGTCTAGGCATTATAATCTCCAATAAAAAAGGAAGGGGCCACCGCAGCGCAGCCCCCGCCCTTAAAAGGTCTAGTCGATACCGTAGAAGGCTGAAACCAGAGCTTCTGGTCGCAGTACCTTAGCACCGTAAACGTGTAGACCACGTACAATGTCACCGAAGCTATCTGGGTCACGGATGACCTCAGTGCTGGTGATCGTCTGAGCAGTAGCCGTAGAAGACATGTGACCAGCCAGACATTGACCAGCAGCATTAGTTACCGCAGGAATGTTGTTTGACTTGTACATATCGAAACCACGTAGCTTGCCAGAGCTTACCAAACCATTACGGATGGAGCCTTGACCAGCGTTGAAGTCTACGTTCAGCAGCTTAGAGCTAGACTGAGATAGTACTTCGTAGAACTGTGGTGAAGCTACAAACCAACGGCCTTCTTCTGGGATGTTCTGCTCGTCTAGCAAACGTGCCATACGTGCCATAATATCCAGAGGATCATGCTCGTCAGTACCAAAACCAAGGTCTAGGTTACCAGTACCATCAAAAGTACCTTCAGCTAGATCAGTCGCACTGTCCGTACCAAGTACATGGTCAGGGCTAGAGCTAGATACGCCAGAGAACATAGAAGCCAGTACACCTTGGTCAAAAGCATCACGCAAAGAGTAAGCTGCTGAAGACGTTGCTACGTCACGGAAGTTAACGTGAGACATATTAGTTTCAATGTCATCTACGATGAACTTAAATGCGTTAGCAGTGTCAACAACCAGAGTTACTTCTTGGTCGGTCAACTTCGTAGCAGCCACATCTTGGCCACGCTCATACTGATAAACAGTAATTTCAGGCTCTTTGATGATGCGTACACTATCACCGAATGCTGCGATTTCACCCGCATAGTCAGTGTTCGTAATACCTTCAATCACAGAAGCCTTACGGAAAAAGTTTAGTACCTGCTTAGAGTAAACTTTAGGCAGGAAAAACGAGTTGTTTTGTCCAGCTACAGAGTTACCAAAGTTAGCATTGGTATCTGTGGACGGTTCAAAAAATTGGTCACTTACATTATAAGCCATGTTAATATTCTCCTAATAACACAAATTAATTATGCTACTACGCGACCCTCCATCATTGCTTGCTTAATATCTTCTTCATATTTATCAAACTGATCTAGGGACATAGCAGCGATTTCCCGTTCAGTCCAGATCTTAGGTTGACCAGCATCTACGTTAGTTGTTTTAGTTGATACCATATCTGCTGCCGAACCTTGAGGTTTCTTTCTGGGCTGTTGTTTTTGAGCAACACCAGTTTCCAATTTGTAAAGATCAATAGCTTTTGAAGCCAAAGCAACATTATCAGGATTATTATAAATCCAATCTTGAATCTGCTCAGGTTGCTCTTTAGCCCACGAATGGAACTGCTCATCCCCTCTGATATCTTCAAAGTCTGGATGGCGCTGTTGCAAAGTGGTTTCAGCTTCTCTCCGCAGTACTTCAGACTCACGTTGCCGCATAGCCTGTAGTTGTGCTTCAAGGTCTGCTACCTGCCGTTGACTCTGCATATGTGCTACAGATTCAACAGTGTTATACAGATCAGGATACTCCTCTTTAAAACTTTCTAACTCTTCTTCAGACTTAGGCGGTTCATAACGAGGTTGTGCTTGTTGAGCCATCGCAAGGAGTTCTTGTTCCTTTTGTTTAAACTCTCCAAGTTTTTGATCATAATGTTTCTTTAGATCATCGTATCGCTTCTTATAGTTAGTCCTCTTTCGAGGTTGAGCTTCTTCTTCAGGGGCCTCTTCGGGGGTAGCCTGAGGTGGCTCAAAAAATAATCCATCTGCACTGCCTCCACTGGGCTTATCAGCTTCGTGCCAAGGCTTACGAGCATTGTATGGATTACTAACTTCTTCTTGTACTTCTGACATTCTCAATCTCCTTCACGGGGCTTGTGTCTTGCAAGGTAGCCATATTAACTCCGTCGAGTTTATGGGGCTTGTCTTACCAAGGTAGCCGTAAAAATTATTGAAGACTAGGCATCTTATTTGCACCCATCATGAGCTTCTTGATTTCCTCGTCGGTTTGACTGAGGGGTGAATCTTGCTCTTCAGGGTCTTCTTGCATATAACCGCCGATAGCCTTCATTTGATAACCGCCATCATAAGCACGTTCAGCATCATCCATTATTGTTTGAAGCTGATCCGCACCAATCTGGTCGGTTGCTTTTCTGGTAAATACAAACTCTCCATCACTCAAACGAGCGGGGATAGAATCTGATACACCAGTTCCGGGGCCTTCGACTTCTCCAGCACCCGAAAACTCACTAGCAACTGTAATTACTTTATCCAAAATATCTGATAGTCTTGGATCGTTTTGTAATACACCTGCTAGGTAATCTTGTTCATCATCGTCAAGGGATTCATCCATGACGTAACTAATATAATCATCTTCCATTTCATCATCTGGAAGTTGTGAAGCCAGTGCTTCATCCATTTCATCTTCTGGTATGTTTGGATAGGTATCTACTAGCATACCTTCAGGAGGCATCAACATAGAGCCACCTTCGTTAAATACTCCACGTCCTTTCAAGACATCTGCCTGAGTAATCTCTCCATCGCCTGTAAGATCTGGTAAACCACCTTTAGCCTTAGCTTCACGATTAAAAAATCCTTCCTCTTCTAATTCCATCATGGCATCTCTAACGGTTGTGCCGGGTACATTGCCAGTATCTTTTAGGAAGTTTTTTTCAATAGTTTTACGCTGCTCTTCAGTTTCTGCGTTTTCTAAGCTACGCTCAAGATTCATGTACATTTCTTTGTAACCCTGTACAGGATCATATTGCCTACCACCATCAACTTTTTTACTACGAGGTGTCATGTCTAGAACAACATCATCTTCTTCAGTTGCTAGTGAAAAAGGAACAGCTTGACCTTTATATTTAAAATGAGGCTGTCCTGCTTTCATAAATACATATTTAGTTGGATTCTTAGAAGCTTTTGAAAAAGCAGAATCCATAGTTCCTGAAGTAATGTCAGTAACTGTAGAAGTTTTATTTTCTTTTACTTTAGCTTCTTGTGCAGGTGAGAAAGCTAAATAATTAAGTCCCGTTGTAACAGCAGCAGTTTTAAAAATTGCGTCAAATTTATCTTCTCTAGCAGCTTTAGTAAGTGGCCCTCCTCCTAAATTACCTGCTATTTTTTGAAGCTCAGTGGGGTTTTTAAACTTAGCTTTAACAGTTTGAGCAACTTCTCCTAAGAAATTTTCTTTACCACCACCCCCTGCTTTGTGAGCAAAAACTTTTTCAATATTTTTTACATCTTGTACAGTTACATCTTGATCTTTAGCAACCATTCTAAAAATATCTGATTTTTTCATTTTAGTAGTATCACGTTCTGATACTGCTTTTTCTACGGCATCATGTACAGAATTCATTTTAGACTTAATAGTTTTTTCACTAGAGTCTTCAAACAAGCTAAGTAAAGGCTTGACTAGTTTTTTAACAGCAGTACCTTTAAAATATTGTTCACGCTCTGGTGGATTCAACATACTTTTACTCATAATCTTTCCTATTAAGTGCTTCGTCTACTTGCTCAGGTAAAGTTTCTAGTCTAGCCAGAGAACTCAGCTTCCCCTGACTGCGGAACAATTCCAGTTCCGATGTTGCCGCCACCAGTACCTGTAGCTCCAAGGTCTTGAGGCTGTTGAGG